TTATTATATTTAACTATTAACTGATCAGCTTCATCTTTACTAACTCCAAGAGATAAGGCCAATTTATTTTTACCCATTCCATACATCAAACCAAGACCAATTGTTTTAGCCTGGGATCTTTCAATACCTACTAAGTCTGCTACTGTCTGATGAAAGTCTGCTTCAGTATTGTGATATGCTTCTACCAACTCATTGGATCCTTCATAGCCATCTCCAATAGATGCTGCATAGTGAACCGTCATTCGTGGCTCTTGCTGTGAATAATCAAAACTCCCCCATTTATAACCTTCTTCTGGTATAAATAAACTTCTTATCTTAGGACCAAAGTCTTTATTTCTAGCTGGTACTTGCTGTAAATTTGGATTGCTCATACTTAACCTACCTGAAACTGTACCACCTGTGTCAGATCTTAATTGCTGTATCTCTCCATGAATTCTACCGTTAACCTGATACTTCATGATAGAAGATAAAAAAGTTCCATGAAATTTATTGACCTCTCTTGCTTGAACAATTAATTGTGCTATTTTGTTTTTATTATTACTTAACCAATTTTGTGTAAAGGAAGGCTCTTTTGTTTTTTCAGTACGTGGATAATCTAGTTTCATTTTGTCGAAAGCTTTGGCGATCTGGCGTGATGCCCAGATGTCTACTTCTATTCCTGATTCTTTTTTTATGGCCGATAGTATTTCTTTCTCTTGGTTCAACATTTCTTTTTGTAATACTTCAGCTTTTTCCACTTGGACTCGGATTCCTCGTTGGCGCATTTTTATAAGCACCGGGAGAAGATTAGATTCTAACTCCCATATGGTTGTTAAACTTTGTGTTTGTATTTCTTGCTTGAATCTTTGCCATAACTTTAATGTAAGCACTGCGTCTTGCTCTGCATAATATCCAACATGCTCAGCGGGTAACTTCCACATCTCTGCTTTTGGATCTATACCATGAGCTGCTGCAGCTTCTCTTAATTCTGTTTCTGCTTTTATTTCTCCAAGATAATCTACTGATAAACTATTTAAACTGTATTGATATCTGTTTTCATCTATAAGTGCTGCTGCTATCATAGTATCTATAATCGGTCCGTTGACCGTGATGCCTGATGCTTCTAACCAACCTACATCGTACTGTGCATTATGAAATATTTTAGGACAAGGTAAACTACAAACTTTTTTCATGTAAGCTTTTACTTGTTCAGGTATCATGTTACCACCACCTAAATGGCCAAATGGAAAGTATCCTTGCCATCCATCTACTGCAACTGCGAAACCTACAATCTCTCCTTTACCTAAAGCCCAACCAGCTCCTAGTCTATCATTGATACCATCGTCTCTAGTTTCTAAGTCTATTGCTATTTCTTTTGCATTAGATAAATCTTTATACTCTAATGGTGTATTCCAAATAGATTTTTTAAATGTCAGTGTTAGTTGTAAGCCTTTGCTCATAATCCTCTAATGGTATGTGTTTTAATTTTGCATAATGTTTTGGACAGTAAAGTTTTTTCATTTCCACGAAGACAGCTTTTTCACTACACTCACTGCATCTTTTTTCTTGAATTTTTTGTACCAAGAAAGATCTCCTATCGTTTTTAACCATGATATATCTCTACCATTTTTTTTGCACCATTCATAATGATTTTTTAATATTGTTGTATAAATTAATTTATCTTCTTGCATTACAAACTCATTGAAATTCCAGCTCTTGGGCTTAAAGGTTTTACCTCATGATAAGTTCCTTTGGGTACTTGAATTAAGTCTCCTTTATTTAAAGTAAAATTATTATTATCAAATATCCATTTTGTTGATCCTTGAACTTGCCAAAAATAAACGTCATCTTGATCACAGTGTCTACCAAAAGTGTTAGATTCTATGACTAAATTTATATAAAGATGAGCTGTATTTAAATTCAACCTTTTTAAAACATCCGCCACTTCGAAAATTAAATTTGCATCATGACTTACAATAAATCCTAAATAGTTATGTTTTATTTCATTTTTGTAAATAAAAGAATGATTTAAATTGTATAACAAGGATTCCCATGAGGGCACCTTACTTTCAAAATTTTTTATAATTTTTACACTATCCATATTTTCTACAAGACCTTCCACTCGAGTTTAATGTTGCACCTCCTTGGTGTCTTATATCTTGAAAGAAAACTACTATTGTGCATCTTTCATCTGCAAATTCATCAGCAGCATGATATTGATTTGAGTCAAATAAAAAAAGTTTATTTGGTTGAAAAGCAACTTTGGTCGTCAACTCAAATTGATCATTATGTTTTTCAACTAATTCAGTTAAAGATTTATTTGCTTTATAAGCATCCATAGACTCTTTTAAATAGCCCACTCTATCTCTTATAAAACCTTTTGGCCTGTATAAACTTGTTCCTCCTACATTTTCTGAACCTGAAACATATATTAGACAACTTATTTCATCACCATCTTGATGTATAAAACCTTTACCTTTCATAGAAATTTTTTGAAAATGCATCCTTGCATTCCATGTTAAATTTACATATTCATTTGGGTAAAGAGCTTGCATAATTTTTGTTGTGGTCAAATCAAAAAAAGATTTTTCAACCTTGTGTAAAAGATCTGACCTCTTACCTGGCCATGTGCCATCATTGTCATAATATTTTACTTTATTAGAAAGTTTTATTACCTCTTCAAAATTATTATAAAAATTTTCAATAATTAATGAAGGCCATTTAAACATTTACTTTTTATCTTTTAGGTGCTCTATTTCTAAATCACAATAGTGTTTTATTTTTTCAAGATCTTCTATTGCTTTTCCTTTAAATAAATATCTACAAACATATTTTATAACATTTGCTTGAAATGGGTTGAGTCCATTTTTTCTAATAAAAGTCCAAGGTTGAATAAAAAAAGATTTGTAATGAGATCCCCCAATCTGTTTGTCTTTCGGAAATGCTTCATCAAATATATTTTTATTTGTCATTTTTTTCTTGGACATAAATTAAATAGTCTGCACCAATAGGGTAATTAAACTTATAATCAGTTCTTAATAAATGTAAAGTTTTTCTTGCACGAGTTGCCCCAGTATACCAAACTCTTCTCTCATCACTTTTTTCTTGTTTAGATTTCTGTGAATAGTCAGATGGAAAATTACCTTTGCTGTACAATACGACATGGTTAGCTTCTCCACCTTTTACTGAATGAATAGTATCTATTGTAATTAATGGTTCCTTATCTAATTCTTTTTGCCCATATCTCCTTAACAATCTAATAAAATGTCTTACTTGTCTTGGTTTAAAATTTCTTCTCAATATCCAATACCAAGGTTTTTTAGCATCTTCATCTTTTAGTTCTAAACCACACCATTCTTTCAAATCATTAAAATTATATTCTTTAAAATCAGGCTGTGCTCTCCAAAATTTATCTGTTCTATAATCTGGATCTGCAAGTTCTCTAATGTATTTAAACATATTCCTTGCTTGTTTTTTATCTAATTTTTTATCCTTTGTAATTGCAGTCCATGCTTTAATTGCTTCCCATTGCTTTTCATCAAAACATTTATTATCTCTATTATCCTTATAATATAAGCCAGCATCTTTAGCTAACATTCTAAGTTCGTTTACTGTTTCAGTAATACGACCTAGTATATACCAATCCTCTTTTAAATTCTCAAAAGGAATTTCTTTGAATGATAGATAACTTTTTACATAACCTTTACTCTTTCCCGGTAGGTATTCTTTCTCTTCACTATCTCTTATACCTCTTCTAATTACTTGTGAAAATTTATAGATAGCTTCTCCAAACCTTTGAGTCTTTCTTAACTTTACTTTTCGACCTGGAAAAAACTTTGTAAAATATTTTGGATCTGCTCCATTCCATTTATATATACCTTGATCATCATCTCCTGCTAAATAAATTCTATCAGACTTCATAGCCATCTTATAAATTACAGACCATTGCAGCGGTGTACAGTCTTGAGCTTCATCTAAAATTAAAACCTTGAGCCGTGGAAAGTCCACCTCTTTTATAGTTCTTTCAATCATGTCATCAAAATCTATAAAGGATCTTTCTCCTCCACCTTGTTTGTAATGCTCATAGGTAGAGATCTTACGATTAAATACTGTTAACGAATCTTTTTTATATGATTCTTTTTTGTATACCTCTTCTGGATTCATGAGTAAGTTTCTTGCTTTACTATAAATACCAAGCGACCAATCCTTAAATGTAAACGTATCATCTGCTAATCTTTTGTCAGATGTTTTGATTATCTTTGTCTGTAGTGCAAAATCAATTGCACAATGTTTAGGATCAAATACTTCTTCTTGAAAATACCTTCTGCAATATGTATGAAGTGTTTTAAATCTTAAAAAGTCTTCAGAAGAATAATTTGGAAAAGCATCCATTGCTCTTTTTACTGCAGTATTAACAGCCTTATTTGTAAATGATAAGTATGCAATATCAGATGGCTGCACT